GGCGTGAATTCCTCTGGCTTCGGCGACTTGCTCTGCCCGCGCGCAAAAGTCAGGAAGGCCACGAGGACCGCCGTAATCAGCACGCCAACAAGAACAATCGTGGCGGTGCCGGTTTTCATCGGACGTTCACCGTTTGCCAACCACGTATAGCAGGCTCGGTCAATTTTTCCACATTATCTTGACGAATTCGGAAAATCGGACCTATTCTCCGCGTTCACAGGTTGCCTACTCCGACTAGCGCCCGGAAGGCGCTCCCCGACTTGCCCCCGGAAGGGGCACCCGACTTGTGGCCGGAAGTCACACAGGAGCCGCGTCATGGCAGGCGATGACGAGGACGAAAATCTTGACAACGAGGACATCGAAACAGGGACCGACGGTGGCGGAGCCACCGGGCAGGACACCGCAGGGCGGGACGAAGCATCCGAGCTTCCCGCCGAACAGTCTGACCGACCAGCCGACGATGGGGAACCACAACCGTCAACCGGCGGGGAGCCTACAGGTCAGTCGCGAGGAGGTGCCCGGTTCCAAAGATTGAACGATCGCGTTCGTTCGCTTGAAGGCGAGTTAGAGCGCGAGCGTCGGGAACGGCACGAGGAACGGCGCCAGCAATGGGCAAACAACGCTGCGGCCAACGAACAGCAAGAGCGCGAACGTGTCGCGCTGATGACCGACAGCGAGCGCGCCACTTACGAGAATTCCAAGTTTCGTCGCGAAATGGAGGCGCGGTCGAACTACGACCGGGCGCAGCTTCACTTCGTGCTCGACAAGAATGCGTTTGAGGCAAAGGCGACGGTTCATCCGATCTACGCCAAGTACAAAGACGAGGTGGAAAAACGGTTTCAGGAACAGCTTGCCAAAGGCCAGCCGGTCGAGCGCGAGGTGATCTTCAAATTCATGCTCGGCGAGCGATCGCTGGAAGGGGCGCTCAAAGCACCAAGGCAAGCACGGCAAGCGCAGCGTCGCGTCGAGAACGAGCGGGTTGCAGCGTCGAGCGGCAGGAGTGATCAAGCCTCACAGCGAGGCAGAGCCGGGGACACGGCGGAAAGCAGATTGAAGGACGTTTTAATCTAGCGGGCTCGATGCCGGTCAGGCCCGCCGTTTAGGAGAGGGCTCACATGGCTGGCACCAACGTTGCATCGCAATTCTCGGCAGATATCGTCGCCTACATCGCCGAGAAAACCCTTCCACTCACGCGCAAGCAGTTGGTCGCCTATCAATTCGGCGATCCCCTTACCCTCCCCAAAGGCCGTGGCACGACATACACGGCAACGCGCTATCTGCGCATCCCGCTCCCGTTCGCACCGCTGTCGGAAGGCGTGCCGCCCGTCGGCGAGACCATGACCATTCAACAGGTCTCCGCCGTCGCACAGCAATGGGGCGATAAGGTCACAATTACCGACGTGGCCGAAATGACGATCTATCATCCGCTGTTCCAAAAAGCGACCGAGCTTGTGGGCCTGCAAGTCGCCGAAACGTTGGAACGCAACACCTTCAACACGCTCAACTCCGGCACGCAAATCAACTACGTCAATTCGCGCGGTGCGCGCGGCTCGCTGATCGCTGGCGACGTGCTATCGCCGTTTGAGATACAGCGCGCCTATTCCATGCTCTTTAACCTTGGGGCGCCGCGCTACAACGGCGACGAAATGACCGATACCAAGTTGGAGGCCGACGCCGGTGGTGCGCGGGCGTCCAACAATCCGCGCACGATGCCGCACTACGTGTCGCTCATTCATCCGTTCCCCGCAGGCGACATGCGGCAGAACTCGCAAGTGGTCACAGCGTGGAGCTATTCCGATATCAATCGGCTCTACAACTTTGAAGTCGGCGAATTTAGCGGCATCCGCTTTTGCGAAAGCAACATGGTGCCGTTCTGGACCGGCTTCGCCAACAACGCGGGTGGCATGACCTACACGCCCGGCACCGCCGGAAACCTCGCCACCAACACCTACTTCGTCAAAGTCACTGGAACCGACGGGCAAAACCAATTCGAGAGCCAAGTGTATGCGGTGTCGGCCGGGCAGTCCGTCACCGGCCCGAATGGCTCGATCGCGGTGCTCACGCCGAATACGACCGGGTTCACCTATACCGTTTATCTTTCGCTCGCGTCGGGCATGACCAACGCACAACTCGGGCTCACGACCTCCGGTCCGACCAGCGGCCCGATGGCGGGGCAGGCGACACAGCTTCCACCGGCAACCTCTGTTGTCATCACCGGGCTCGGGCTCGCGCAGCAACCGCCTGCGTCACCGGGAACCGGCCTCACCGTCTATCCGACTTACATCATCGGTCGCGGCGCCTACGGGCAAGTGACGCTCGACGATGTGAAGTTCACCTATCTCAAAGAGGCCGACAAGTCCGACCCGCTCAATCAATTGCGCGTGGTCGGCTGGAAAACCTTCTACGGCACGCTGATCGAGAACAATCAGTTTTTCATGCGGATCGAAAGCCTGTCTGCATTCAGCGCCACGTTTGGGTGATCGATCGCGGTCGCGGAGGGCTAGGCCCATGAAAAAATTTCTGCTTGCACTTGGCGTGCTGGCGTTCCTCGCGACCGCAGGCATCGTCACACGGTCGGCGCCGATCCCGTTGTTCACCCCGACCGGCCCATGCGCGGAGCCAAGTCAGCTTCTTAACTGCGTCAACAACCTCATTAACCTTCTCAATGGGCAGGGCCAAACGGCGCTGTTCGATGTTGGCGCAACGGGGCGGGTGAGCGGTGCGACCCCGCTCACGCTCAACACGCAAAGCGGCATCGCACAATTCACCGGCGTCACCGTCGCCGGTAACGCCAATTCATCGGCGTTGGTGCTCAACAACTCGTTGGTGGCGGCCAATTCGAGTTGCAACGTCACCATCAACACCACGACAGCGGCGGGAGGTTCCGGCCCGACGGTGCGCAGCGCGACACCGACCGCCGGTGTGCTCACCATCCTTCTCACCAACGCGACCGCCACCACCACCGGCGCGTCGAACTTCGATCTTGCGTTTTGGTGCCAGTGAACGGAGGCGACCTTGGCAACGATCACGATGGGCACTGCCGCAACCACGACACTGACGGCGCTCGCGTTCAATCCATCGATGGCACCGGCGGATTTCGCCGCGATCGACGCGGCAATCCTCGATGACCTCAACCCTGCCCATCCCAACAATCCCGGCGGATGGGCGCGTAATGGGCAGCTTTTTGTCCCCAATCGCGGCGTGCTCCTGATGCTGCCCGGAGATTTCGTCGCCTTCGACACGCAAACCGGCTGGCCGATCTTGATATCGGCCCGCGCCGGTGGCCAAGCCGGATGGGTGCATTCATGACCACCGATACTCCAAAGCTCTATGGCGACATTCAACCGGCGAAAGAACTCCTGCCGTCGGATCGGCAGAAGATCGAGGCCGAAGTTGCAAAGGAAATTGATCGCGAACTCGAAGCCGCGCTCAAAGAAAAGTATCGCGACGAGGTGCGAGCACGCGAGCGCCAAAGGCGCGGCGTCGCCGAGCCGACCGAAAACGTCACCATCGACCTGCCGCAGTATTGCGACCGGATCACGCTCGACAACGTGTCGTACTTCCAAGGCCGCACCTATGAGGTGCGCGCTAGCGTCGCCGAAGTCATGCGCGAAACCATGCAATCGACGTGGGAGCACCAATCCATCATCGATGGCAAGTCTGAGAATTTTTACCGCAAGAGCCGTGACGGTCAACGCATCATGACCGCCAGCGGCCCGGTCAACACGAGCCAAATTCTGAGGGCGTAATGGCGGAAGTTGAAGTCGAGAAAACGCCGTCGATCGGCATTTCCTTCAATGTGCCGTTCGTCAACCAGCGAACGCTCGTACTGCAATCGTTCATTGATCGCGAGTGCTCGGCCGACGACCTCAACAAGTTGCTCGACAAGCTGCGCGGCGCTGCCGATCGGCAGAACGCTATCGTGCAGTTGGAGTTGACGCAAAAGGCGCTGGAGAACGCGGAGAAAGAAGCCGAGCGCCACGCATGGCGGATGGCGCGGGT